CTACGGCCGGGCTAGCTTGCGGGCGGTTCTGAGGAGGAAGGTTCGGTCCTCGGGGGCGCAGGCGCGGTAGAGGCGGAGCATGGCGAGTTCGTCGCCGGTGGCGCTGTTCGGGGTGCCCGCGCCTTGCAGAAGAAATTCCATGGACGTGCCGAGGGCCTCGGCGATGCGGGTGATGTTGCCGCGGAGTTGGCCAGCGCGGTCGGTTTCCCATTGGGCTACGGCGCTGCGGCTGACGTCGCAGGCTGCCGCCAGCGAGTCCTGGGTCATGCCGCGCTGGCGGCGCAGCGCACTGATGCGCTGGCCTACGGTCTGGTCCGGCTCGGGGCGGTGTTCGGCCATGGGCTGATTGCAATCTCTTCCGGGCGTTGACCGTTGGCCGGCCTTGGCGGCATCGGCCGTGGCCTGATGGGTTGCCCAAGTGCCACCCATCCTACGAGGAGTATGCATTAGTCTTGCTAACAAATCCAGATAGAGTTGTTGACACAAGTCCGTTATTAATGCTAACTCTGCGTTAGAGGCGGGAGGGTGTGATGCGGGTTTGTGTGGTGTGGACGGAGACGCGGGACGAGCAACTGCGGGCGCTGCGGGACGCGGGGCTTACGTGGGACGCCATCGCTGGCGCCATGGATTTGGGCCGCAACACGGTGCTCGAACGGGCGCGGAAGATCGGGGTGCGGATGTGGCGGCAGAGGGCGCCGGCCGAGACGGTGGAGGCGCGGGACCGTCCTTCGCGGCAGGCCGGACATCCGCAGACCTGGGGGCTGATTACCGATGGCACGGTGCTGGAGGGCGAACGCTATCCTTTTCCGGTTTTTCTTTAGGGAGAACAAAACATGAATAAGTCGGTGCGTGTGTTGGCTACGGTCGAGGACGGGATGTTCCAGAGACGGCCGGAGGAGCGTGAGATCGATGCCGCGTTTGTGGTGTATCGGCTGGAAGAAGCGGGGGCGACGCTGCTGGCCCTGCCTGGGACCGGGTATTCGACGAAGATGCGGGTGAGCCATCTGGAAGTGATGCCTTCGGTGGTCGAGGGGTACGGGTCTGATCGCGGGCGGGTGCGGCCGCCGACGCCTTCGGCCTCGCGAATCAGCCGGATGGATGAGGCGCTGGGGTGGATTACGCTGATACCGGCCGACCGGCGGGTGATCAGGCGCATTGTGGGGGCGAGGAGCCTGGTGAGCCCGGTGACCGAGCGGCATCTGTTCTCGTGGCGGCGGCTGGGCGAGGTGGTTGGGGCCGATCACAAGGCGGTACAGCGCTGGCACGGGCAGGGGATCGATATGCTGGTGGCGGCTGTGGCGGCGCTCGGCCGTCGGTCATCGGTTGCGGGCGGGAAGGCGTGGGTACCGCCGGCCTCCGTGACGTGATGTGGTTATCGGTTTCTGCGTGTCTTGCGCCCTCACCTTCCCAGCCCTTGCGGGCTGGGGCCCTTCCTCTTCCGCAAGTGCGCTATGGTGTGCAAACAAGGTTGAAACGATTTCTCGCTGGTTCCAGTCCTGCAGTCTTCCTGTGGCCGTGCAAGAATGTTGAGGTCTGTACCCGTACCGTCCCCCCCACCTCGGCCCTCCCCCACAAGGGGGTAGGGAGAAGAATCGGTGCTTAGCGAATTGATTTTGCTAAGTTCACTCGTTCAGCGGCTGTGCGACTGCCATAGTCCGCAAGGGCGGAGAGGAGGTTTTCGGGCGCTCCTCGGGGGCTGCTGTTAGTCCGCGGTTTGTTTCAGGGTTATGGCGTAGCGGCAGCGGGGGGTGGTGTAGGTGCCGTCTACGGTGCCGGCCCGGCGGATGGCGTCCAGAGCCAGGCGGTAGGGTTTGTGGTCTATGCCGGGGAGGATGAGGTCGGCGGTCAGGTGGCCGGGCGGATCTTCGATGCCCTTCAGCACCAGGGTGCCGGTGTTGGGAGCGAAGGCGACGGCGCGGTGGCGCAGGGTGAGGACGGCGGCTGAGGGTGGATCGCAGGTACCGGCGAGAGGCTTGGTCTGGCCGGTGAACATGGCCTGCGGTCCGGCACAGGCGCTGAGAATCAGGGGGGCAAGAAAAAATGTTCTCCACCTGTTCTTTTTTGCTTGCCCAGCTGCCCCAACTTTCCCTATAAGTTTCTCAACGATGGCGGTTTGCGCGCAGGCAACTGCGGTGCGGTCGCTCGGACGTTTCGGCCGGTGTTCCTTGGATGCCGGGTCGGGCCGGGTTTGGCGTCTTTTCCTGAAAAAGACCATCTGGAACATCTCTCCTTTTTGAGAATCTCGCCCGGTCGAGGTGGCGGACTTTGTCCGCGCCGCGGGTGTTAGCACGTCGGGCGGGGGCTCGGGACATCATCGCGATCAAGGATGAGCATCGGGATGGGTCTGGTCCGGCCGATGTGGCTGAGACCGGGTCCAGGGAGGGGCTTCGTTTCGGCCTGGAGGATTGGGCGCGGCACGCGCTGGCGCCGCTGGGCCAGTCGCCTGCGGCGCACCATAGTCTGATCCTTGATGCGTTGCAGAAAGTGTCGGACGGCGAGACGCGGCGGCTGATGCTGCTGCTGCCGCCTGGGTCGGCGAAGAGCACGTATGCGAGCCGGCTGTTTCCGGCGTGGTGGTTTGCGCGTCATCCCGGGAGCGCGGTGATTGCGGCTTCGCACACCGCCGGGTTGAGCGGGCATTTCGGGCGCGGGGTGCGCGGGCTGATCGACGAGCATGCGACGAAGCTCGGCGTGCGGGTGCGCGCGGATGCGCGGGCGTCCGGCTGCTTTCTGACGGATCAGGGTGGGGAATATTTCTCGATCGGCGTGCATGGGGCGGTGACCGGGCGGCGGGCCGACCTGGCGTTGATCGACGATCCGGTGCGTTCGGTGTCGGAGGCGGAGAGCTATTCGGCGCGCGAGCATTTGTGGAACTGGTTCGGGTCGGAGTTGGTGACACGGCTGAAGCCGGGCGGGCGGATCGTGCTGGTGATGACGCGCTGGCATGTGGACGATCTGGCAGGCCGGCTGGTTGGGCAGCCGGGCTGGGAGGTGGTGCGTCTGCCGGCGCTGGCCGAGCCGGGTGATCCGCTGGGACGGGCGCCGGGGGAGGCGCTTTGGCCAGAGTGGGAGGATCGGGCGGCGCTGCTGGAGAAGCAGGCGGTGCTGGGCGAGCGGCAATTCTCCTGTCTGTTTCAGCAGGCGCCACGCGAGCAGACCGGCCGGATGTTCGATCCGCGGCGGCTGGCGGCCGTGGACGCCGTGCCTGCGGGCATAGCGGTGCGGGCATGGGATTTGGCGGCCACTGATGAATCTTCGGGCGGTAATCCGGACTGGTCGGTTGGGCTGAAGCTGGTGCGCACGGATGCGGGGGCGTTCTGCATCGATGACGTGATCAGGTTTCGGCGCGGTCCGGCGGCGGTGGCTGCGGCCATTCGGGCGGCGGCGGAGCGTGATGGGCCGGAGGTTGCGATCGGGTTGCCGCAGGATCCGGGGCAGGCTGGGCGGGCGCAGGTGATGTATCTGGTGCAATCGCTTGCCGGCTACCGGGTGACTGCGACGCCGGAGACGGGTGAGAAAGCCGTGCGGGCGCGGTCGGTTTCGGCGAATCTGGAGAATGGGTTGCTGAGCATGCGGCGGGCGGCTTGGAACGCAGCGCTGCTCGATGAGATTGCGCAGTTTCCGCATGGATCGAAGGACGATCAGGTGGATGCGCTGTCGCGGGCGTTCGGCATGTTTCTGGAGTTGAAGCCGCCGGCGCGGTTTGCACGGTTGGCGTTTTCCGAACGTTAGCGGCGGCGTTCGACTTGCGCGTAGGTGGCGGGCTGACGCCCACCCACCACCGGCTCTGCTTTCCCGCGGCGCGCGAAGAATTGTGAAGAGGTGGCATCTTGTTCAGTACGATTTGCGAGCTGGTGCCGCGTGATCGGGATTTTGCTGAGCGCGCGTGGACTTTGGGGGTGCTGCGGCGGGTGCTGGATGGCACGATCTATGATGTGTTGCCGTATGAGTTTCATCAGGAACGTAGCGGCGGCGGCGAATATATTCCGGTGCGGGAGCGGCGGCCGTCGGTGCGGTATGCGCTGGCGCGGGTGGTGGTGGAAGATAGTGTTGCCTTGCTGTTCAGCGAGGGGCATTTCCCGGTTATCGAATCGCCTGACTCCGACGTGCGTAACGCGTTGGCCGCCATTGTTCGCGATGCGCGGCTGAATGCGGTGATGACGGAAGCGGGGCTGCGCGGGAGCGTAGGCTCGGTTGCATTGTTTATGCGCATTCGGAACCGGCGCGTGTTTGTCGATGTGGCAGACACGGATTTTCTGACGCCGGTTTGGGATCCGCAGGAGCCGGACAAGCTCTTGCGCGTGACCGAGCGGGTCAAGGTGGTTGGATGGGAGCTTGCAGAGCAGGGTTATGACATCGACGATGTCGATGCGCTCTACTGGTTTGTACGGACCTGGGATGCACAGGAGGAAAGCTGGTTCTTGCCCGCGCGCGTGGGAAGCCAGGCAGCGTTGTTGCGCGACCATGACAGGAGCATTTCACACCGGCTTGGGTTTGTACCTGTTGTTTGGATACGCAACCTTCCGGGCGGCAAGGCGCCCGATGGCGCCTGTACGTTTCGTGCGGCGGTTGAGACCGGGATTGAGATCGATTATCAGCTCAGCCAGGCAGGGCGCGGGCTGAAATATAGCAGCGATCCGACGCTGCTGATACGCGAGCCGGCGGGATTGGACGGAACGATGGTGCGCGGGGCGGCCAATGCGCTGGTGGTGAGCGAGAAGGGTGACGCGAAGCTGCTGGAGATTGGCGGGACGGCGAGCCAGGCGGTGATCGATTATGTGCGCACGCTGCGCGAGCTTGCGCTGGAGAGCGTGCATGGCAACCGGGTGGATGCGAGCCGGTTGACGGCGCCGTCTAGCGGGCGTGCGATCGAGATGATGAATCAGGGGTTGCTGTGGCTAGCTGATAATTTACGGATAAGCTACGGCGACGGGCTGATGTCTCTGGCGCGGATGATTTTGCGGGCGGCCCGGATTTATCCGCTGGCGCTGGAGGGATTGGTGCTGCCGCTGATGGATGCGGATGCACAGATCAACCTGCGCTGGCCGGACTGGTATCCTGTCGACTCGCTGGATCGGCAGCGCGCGGCAGAGACGCTGAATTCGCTGGTGGCGGCGAAACAGATTTCACGCGAGACGGCAATGCATGTTTTGGGGCCGATGTACGGCATCGAGGATGGTATTGCGGAACTCGCACGTATCAAGGCTGAGGAGGGCCGATGAGCGATAGCGCAGGTTTGCCGACGGCGGGCGACGAGTTGGCGGCGCTGCGTGCGCACGCCGATGGGCTGGAGCGGCAGTTGGCGGAGGTGCAGGCGAAATCGAGTGCAAAGCTTGTGCAATTGGCATTGCAGACTGAGGCTTTGCGTGCCGGCATGGTCGATCTGGATGGATTGAAACTCATCGACCCTGCGGTGCTCTCGCCGGGAGAAAATGGTGAATTTCATGGTGCCGCTGACGTGATTGCTAAATTGCGGCGTGACAAGCCTTGGCTTTTTGGTGCCGCGAGCTCGAGCAGTGCTGCGGTTGCGCCGACTGCGGCGGTGACACGGCGCAAGTTGGCGACGGAGATGAGCCTCGATGAGTGGCGTAGTGCACGGGCGGAGTTGCTGCGGCGGCGGTAGGCTTCGCGTTGGCGGCCGATTTTGTGGTGGGCTGGGCGGATAAGAAATCCGCCCTACGATGTTACAACGGAGGGGGCGACGCCCCCGTAGTTTTGGGGGCATGAATGAGCGTATCGAATTTTCCACTGGCACTGCAGCCGATTATCCAGCAGGGTTTTTTGGAGCGTGAGTTCCAGCAGGCGCTGCGGTCCAGGATCGGTTATCGCGCCTGTGCCGATCGCGAGGAGTTTTCTGTCGGGATTGGCGAGACTCTGACGAAGACGCGCGCTGGGCTGCGGCCGGCCGTGACGACGCCACTGGCGGCGAACACGAATACGAATCTGGATAACGGGCTGACGTCGGGTAGTTGGAATGTCGAGCAATTCTCGATTACCTTGAATCATTATGCAGCGACAATGGATTTGAACATGGTGACGAGCCGCGTGGCGATCGCCAGCGTGTTCCTGCATAACGCTTACGTGAACGGCGAGCAGGCGGCGCGCAGCCTGGACGATTTGGCGCGCAATGCGCTGTTCAACGCCTATTTCGCAGGCAACACGTTTGTGCGCACGACGTTGGGCAGTGCTGGCCCGAGCGTGGCAGTGGATGATGTGCGCGGATTTCAGACAGCGTTCGTCAACGGCGTGCAGCAGACAGTGACCTCAAGCAACCCGCTTGGGGTGACGGTGGGGTCGGATATTTATACGCTTGTCGGTGTGACCGCGGATGCGACGAGCGTTTCGATCACGCCAGGTGGCGTATCGGGTGTTCTGAGCTTTTCAAGCAACGTGTCGGTGAGCGATGCGACCGCGTTCAATAGCGTGCAGGCTTCGACGGCGTCTCTGGTATTGCGGCCGAATGGACGGACGAACTCGACGCAGATCGTGGCTGGCGACACGCTGTCGATGGCCAACATTCTCGATGGCGTGGCGAATTTGCGGCTGAATGCCGTGCCGGATATCGATGGCGCGTACAATTGCCATCTGGATCCGATCAGCGCCAGGCAATTGTTTGCGGACAGCGATTTCCAGCGGCTGTTCATTGGTGCGACGTCGGCCAATGAGGTGTTTCGGCCGGGGCAGGGCGTGGTCAATGAGTTCCTGGGGCTACGGTTTCTGCTGACAAACGAATCTTACGTGCAAACGCATCCGACGATTGCTGGCGCGTATATCCGCCGCCCGATCATTGTTGGTCAGGGTGCCTTGGTCGAGGGCGATTTTGCCGGCATGGCAAGCGACGATGTGGCGCCGAAGGACTCGCTGGTCTCGCTCGTGGACGGGGTTTGCATGGTGACGCGCGAGCCGATCGACCGGCTGCAACAGATCATTGCGCAGTCCTGGTATTGGATCGGCGGGTTTTGCGCGCCATCCGATACGACGACGACGAGTCTGACGGTGCCGACGGCGACGAATGCGAACTTCAAGCGCGCGGTGATGATCGAGCATCTGGGGTAACGCGCCGATACGTTCGCGTGGCTGTGTTCCCCCACCCGGCCCTCACCCACGATGCGAGGGAGAAGGAAGCATTGAATGCTTACGGATGCGCAGAAGACTGATATTCGGCGGTTCTGTGGGTATCCTGCTTATGGGGCCTCGCCGTCCGGGAACATGGGGTGGCGGTTTTATGTCGCTTATGGGGCGCTGGAGTATCGGATGAATAATCTGTCGCCGGCGGAGGAGACCGTTGTTGGCAATTATCTGGCGACGTTGCTGCAACTGGAGTTGGCGGTGCCTTCTGCAAGCGACAATTTGGATAGCGAGGCGGCCGGGGCGTGGACGCATAATGAAAATGAGGTGCGCGACCGGCTCCGTCTGCTGGATGTTTGGCGCCGGCGGTTGTGCGCGTTTTTTGGCGTGCCGCCTGGCGAGGGGCTAGGGGCTTGCGGTCTTTCCTGGGTTGTATGATGGACGGTATCTGCCTGCAGGATAAAATCAGTCGTGGCATGGGACTGGCGGCACGCAAGCTGGGCACGCCGTTTGTTGTTTATCGGCCCGCATGTGCCGCCAATCCGCTGATTTCGCGGAATCGGATTATAAAACTCAATGCCTCGTTCAATGCAGAGGATGGACGTTTTCGTACCGTTTCGGGGTTCGGGCGGCCGGTGTGGTGGGGCGTGTTCGATGCATCCTACACGCAGCCTGGGGATTATCTGGTCGGTACAAGCGGCACGTATTTCATTTGCGCGCAGCGGCCGCTGCTGCCGGTGCAATGTGTGGCGACCAACCGGGTCGTGCAGATTTTGCGGGCGGCGGTGCCGGTGACCGGCGGATATAGCGGGTTCTCGGCGACGAGTGCGGTGCCGGTTCTTACTGGTTTTCCGGCAAGTCTGCTCGAAGCCGGAACGCGCGCTGGTGATACGGATGTGCGTGCACAGAAGCTTGGAGGCTGGAACTTGCTGCTTCCGGCGTTGCCGGTGTCGCCGCAGGCGGGCGACGTGGTGATTGACGATAGTTCGCAAAATTATGTGGTGGGTGCGGCCGAGCAGAGCGCGCTGGGATGGCGCCTGCAGGTGCGGCAGACCGCTGCTTGAACCGGGGAGCTGCACTTGGACGCTCAACAACTGCATGTGGTGACGGCGCGGTTCAATCCGCTGCGCTGGGAGACTCCTGACCGGCATTTCCGCGATTGGGTAGGGCATGTTCTCGACTCCGGCGCGCGGCTTACGGTGGTTGAGGTGCAATATGGCAGGCGTGATTTTGTTTGCGCTCTGCCGCATGTCAATCATGTTGGCCTGCGGGCGGATAGTTGGGCGTGGTGCAAGGAGTGCGCTCTGAACGAGGGCATCAGGCGCATTCCTGATGCCGAGTATATTGCCTGGGGTGATGCAGATGTGTGGCACCGTAAGCCCGGGTGGGCGCGGGAGACCGTGGAGCATTTGCAGCATTATCGGGTGGTGCAGACCTGGTCGCGGGCGTTGGACCTGGGGCCGAATGACTCGCTGATCGGCGTGCACCATTCGTTTGCGTCCCAGTATCTTGAGGGTGCGCCGCTGGTGGCTTCCGGAAAGAATTTCTGGAAGTTCGACGGCGGCTACGCGGAATACCCGCATAGCGGGTATTTCTGGGCGTGCCGGCGAGAGTTGCTGGACTGGACAGGTGGGCTTTTTGAGCTGGCCGGCATGGGAAGTGCCGATCACCACATGGCGCTGGCGTTTGCAGGGCTGGTGGAGCGGAGTTGGCCGCATGGGACGAGCGAGACTTACAAGCGGCATTTGCTGCGCTGGCAGGAGCGGGCATTACGCTTCGTTAATGGTCGGATCGGGGTTGTGCCTGGGATCATCGAGCACCGCTTTCATGGCGCCAAGCAGAATCGCGGGTATCTTGGACGCTGGGACATGTTCGTGAAGCATGGTTTCGATCCGGATACCGACCTCAAGCGCAACAGTTTTGGCGTGCTCGAGTGGGCGGGGAACAAGCCTGAATTGGAGCGCGAGTGGGATTTATATCTCCGGGCCAGGCGTGAGGATGACAACTGCCTGTAGGGGTGTGCCTTGGCGGACATGTCGGATGTCGAGGCGGCGCTGGTGAGTGCCGTCTGTTCGGTGCTGTATCCTGGCGGTTTGTCGGCGCAGGCGATTGTTGGGAGCGGGGCGCGCGTGTATCGCGGCTGGCCGATGCCCGGGGCGCTCGATGCTGATCTTGCGCTTGGTAAGCTGAACGTGAGCGTGTCGGCGGTGCCGAATTCCGCCCGGAACACGACGCGCTGGGGCGCGTGTGCGTGGGCGCCTTTGGTATCGCCTGGCGTGATGGTCAGCGTGTCGGGCAATGCGGCGGATTTTTCCGGCGTGCCTAATGCGGGCGACGTGGCTGGCTTGCTCGTGGATGACGCGACTTACGTTTATCAGGTTCAGGCGGGCGATAGCGCCGGGCTGGTGGCGGCTGCTCTGGCCGATCTGGTGCGTCGGGATCGGATCTGTTGGCTGCAGGGTTCTGTGGTGACTGTGCCAGGCGCTGTACATGTGGTGGCGCGCACCTTGGCGCTGCAAGTCAGTACGGCCGAATGGGCCAGGCAGGAGCAGGGTTTTCGGATTGCGGTATGGTCGCCATCGCCTGGAATGCGCGATGCTGCGTGCGGTGCCATCGGATCGGCGTTTGCGCAGACGGCGTTTTTGACCTTGGCTGATCAGACAGGCGGGCGGGTGCGCTATCGGAATACCGCGAGTTTCGATGAGGGGCAGGGTGCCGGGGTGTATCGGCGCGACCTTGTTTATGACGTCGAGTATGCGACCACGGTTGTGAGCATGCTGCCGGCGATGCTGTTCGGCGATGTGGTGTTTAATGGGGTAAGCTGTTTCGGTTAATTGGTTAGGACGTTCTTGTCCAGATACGATTAAGCGCCGAGCGCGCCCGTCCCCCCCCCACCCCTACCCTCCCCCACAAGGGGGGAGGGAGAAGATATGCGCAGTAGCCATGTCCTCCCTACGAGGAGGCGGAATGATTTGGGAGACTGATAGATGCCGATTTTCCAGCAAGGCGCGCTGAACACGACGGCGCTGGTGGTGCCCGACCTCTATGTGCAGATCGTGGCGCCGCAGAATTTGGTGCTGAATGGGGTGCCGACGAATGTCATTGGTATGGTTGGAACCGCGCCGTGGGGACCTGTCGGCCGACCGGTGGTGGTCGGGACCATGGCGGATTATGCGCAATATTTCGGGCCGGTGATTGCGCGGAAGTACGACATGGGAACGGCCGTGGCGTGCGCGGTGCAGCAAGGGGCGAGCGCGTTCCTTTGCGTGCGGGTCAGTGACGGGACGGATGTGGCGGCGAGTTATGCGATCGGGGCTTCGGCCGGGACGTTCGCAGCGGAATTGACGGCGCGCTATACCGGGTCGCTGGGCAATAGTCTGACGGTGACGATTGGTGCGGCGCCGCAGGCTGGGTGCTGGCGCTTGACCGTGGCGCTGCCTGGTGTGGTGCCGGAAGTTTTCGATAATATTCTCGCGCCGAGTGCTGCCGTTTTTTGGGAGAATCTGGTTACGGCGGTGAACCAGGGCAATGGGCCGTTGCGGGGGCCGTCGCAGCTGGTGGCGGCGACCTTGGGGTCGGCGACGACGGTGACGGTGACGGCGGTCACGGCAAAATTGTCGGGTGGCACCGATGGTGCGTCCTCGGCGACGGCGGCGACGTTGGTGGGGCAGGATACGGTGCCTCGGCTTGGCATGTATTCGCTGCGTGGCCAGGGTTGTAGCATCGGTATGCTTGCTGATGCTGATGATGCGACGCAGTGGACGGCGCAGGCCGGCTTTGGGCTGTCCGAAGGCGTGTATATGATCCTGGTGGGACCGGCGGGGCAGACGATTGCCGATGCGGTGACGGCCAAGCAGCAGGCGGGGCTGGATTCCTATGCTGCCAAGCTGATGTTCGGTGATTGGATTTACTGGAACGATCAGGCCAATGGCTTGACTCGACTGGTTTCGCCGCAGGGGTTTGTGGCAGGCCGGCTGGGCAATCTTTCGCCTGAACAATCAAGCCTGAACAAGCCGCTGTATAATGTGGTTGGGACGCAGATGTCGGGGGTTCCGGGCAGCGGGCAGACATCGACTTACAGCGACGCGGAATTGACTGTGCTGTTCGAGGCCGGGATCGATGTGGTGAGCAATCCGCAGCCGGGGGGGGCGTATTGGGGGGTTCGCTGCGGGCATAATTCCAGTTCCAACCAGGCGACAAACGGCGACAATTATACGCGGCTGACGAATTATATTGCTGCTACGTTGGCGGCGGGCATGGGGCTTTTCGTCGGCCAGGTGATTAATGCCAGCCTGTTTCAGCGCATTCGGTCGACCCAGCTTAGCTATTTGCAGGGTTTGCTGAGCCAGGGCGTTTTGGGGAGCGTGGACGGGTCGCCGCCTTTCAGCGTGATTTGCGATTTGAGCAACAACCCGCTGAGCCGGACTAGCCTTGGGTATGTGCAGAGCGATGCGCAGGTACAGTTCCAGGGTATTAATGAGAAATTCATTGTCAATGTTGAGGGCGGGCAGACGGTGATCGTGCAGAGCCAGGTTTTGCCGCCTGGATGATTTTCGGCTCTTGATTACCGCCGTTATGAACGGCCGCCGCCTTGGGTTTTGATGGGTTGCTCGAGGGCAACCCATCCTACGCTTTACGTGCCCAGTCGGACCACCCTCACCCCGGCCCTCCCCCAAGGGGGGGAGGGAGAAGATTTTGGAGTTTGCACATGCCGATCAATTCATTCTCGATCGGGCGCGATTGCCAGCTTGTGGTCATGGGGCCGCAGGGGCGCGTCGATCTGACGTACGTGACTGGGTTTGAGAGCCGGCAGATTACGCAGTCGGTCCGGCTCGACCGGCTGGATGGCGTGCCGATGGGAGCGGAACTTCCCAAGGGCTGGGAAGGAAGTTTTGAGGTGGAGCGCGGGACGAGCGCGGTCGACGACTTTATTGCGGCGTCCGAGCAGATTTTTCTCAGCCAAGGATCGTTGCCGGCCGGGACCGTGTACCAATACGTGACTGAGGTGGATGGATCGACGTCGACCTATCAGTATAGCGGTGTCGTGTTCAAGCTGGTGAATGCGGGGAGCTGGAAAGGTGATGCCAGCGTCAAGCAGAAGCTGGAGTTCTTTGCGACGCAGCGGCAGCGTATCTGATGGAGACGCCGAGCAGCAGGATTGTCGCGGCGGCGCTGGCGCAGACGCTGGTGCGCGACGCGGATGGGCGTGAACTGGCGTTGCGGCGGATGAGTGCGCTGGACCGGTTGCGGCTGTTCAAGGCGGTTGGACCGCAACTGGCGCAGAATACGCCTTATCTGGGCATGGCGATGCTTGCGGCGTCGGTGTGCGCCATCGATGGGGTGCCGGTGCCGCCGCCGGTGACGGAAGGGCAGGTGGAGGCGCTGGTTTCGCGGCTTGGCGATGCAGGTATTGCAGCGGCTGCCGGTGCATTTGCCGACGAGACCGCGCCTGGCCTTGGGAGTGCTGCGCTGGGAAACTGAGTGGGCACCCCGATCTGGTGGATCCGCTCTACCTGATTCGGAACGGGGTGCCGTTCGATGTGGCGTTTTCTTTGCCGGCCGATGAACGGCAGGCGTGGATTGTGGCTTTGGGCCGGCTCGATGGGCTCGATTACGATTTTGCGGAGGCACGATGGACGAGAGGCTGAAGGATGCCCTGGCCTCGGCGGGCGGCGTGCTGGCGGAGGCGATGCGCGCCGGGCTGGGTGAGCGCGGCTTACCTTGTGAGGTGAGCATGCGCGTGCGGAATGGGCGCGTGCATGTGGTGAGCGCGTCTGCGGCGGTGCGTGATGCGGAACTGGGTGCACCGGGCCGACCGCCGGCTGGCGTGCTTGAGGGCATCGGCCGGGCCGTGGCGCCGCAGGTTGCGGCCGCGGTGGCGGACGTACTGCGGGGGCGGAATGGATGACCGAGGCTTTTGAAATTGGCATTTCGCTAGCGCTGGCCGATGGGGTTTCGGAGGGCATTGCGAAGGCGCAGCGCGATGCCGATGCGGTGACGCACGCCGTGGGTGCGGGTGCGCTATCGGTGCAGCGGCTGCAGAAGGCTGGTATTGCTGCGCTGACGGTCATGCATTCGGTGCGGAATTTGGCTGGCAGCCTCAATCCAGGCCAATTGGCGCGCGGCAAGGTCGCGCCTGGATCTGAGGCAGGCTCTGGCGAGCGCAGTGACGCGGGCGTGGCGCCGGTTGAGCGGCCGCAGGTGGTTGCGGCTGCGCCGATGTCGCCATCGCCGGTGCCGGCGTTGATATCGGGGGCTGCCGGTTCGGCACCGGAGGCGCTGCGGGCGACGGACATTAAGGCCAACCTGCCTGAACCGCCAATAGCTGAGCCGCGGATGGAGGTGCTCCATTCATTCCGGTTGGACAGGGTGCCGTTGCCCGTTCGCCAGCAGCCAGTGGTGTCTGTGGCGGATCAGCCTGGGCAGGCCGGCGCCGAGCCGGGCGCGCCGTTGGCGTCACCGGTTGGTGAGCAACCGGCAAGCGGGTCGATGGTGCGGGCGGAGCAGGTCGGCGCGGAGCGTAGCGTGCCGTTGGCGCCGCCGGTTCGCCCGCAGGCGGCAGCGGGGATGCCGGGTCAGCTTGAGCAGGCTGCTGCCACGCGTGGCCCGCCGGTGGCCGCCCCATTTGCCCCTGCGGCTGGCGCCTCTGCACGTGGCGCCGCCTACTTCGCCCCAGCGATGGCCTGTAGCCTGGATGCTGAGCCTTCGGGGCTTCGGCTGGATGTGTTTGGGAGCCGGCGGCCGGACGTGGTTTCCGGTGCCGATTTTGAGGGGGCGGATCGGGGTGCAGGACCGCCGGCGGTTCAGCCGGCGGCCTGGTCCAACGTACCGCCTGCGGCGTCCTTTGCTCCGGTTTTGACCGAGGCGCCGCAGCGGCGACTGGCGGCGCAGGATAGTGCGGCACCCGGCAACGAGGTGGTGCAGGAGGCCGGCGAGAACTCGGGGGGCGCGGCTGGCGGCGCGGGCGGGTCGATCCAGGGCGACGTGTTTCTGGATGGTGTGCTGGTTGGGCGGTGGATGTCGCGGTATTTGAGCCGCGAGGCCGGCCGGGCCTCGGCCGGGCCGACAGGATTTGATCAGCGGCGCAACGCGCTGCTGCCAGGGGCCACGGTGGGGGGGTGATGGTCGTATTACAGCTTGGTCCGATAGCACTTCAAGGTTTCGAGGTGCCTGGGCGGGTGTTGTTCGGGGGCACGCAGTCGCTGGTGGTGCATAAGCTGCCAGGTGGTGTGCGTGTCATCGACGCGATGGGGCGAGATGATTCGGATATTGCCTGGTCTGGCGTGATATCCGGTGCGGACGCGAGCGCCCGTGCGGCCATGCTCGACGCGATGCGGGCGGCGGGAGACGTGTTGCCGCTGAGCTGGGACCAGTTTTTCTACAGTGTCGTGATTGCGCGGCTGCAACTGGATTATACGAGCCCGTGGTGGATCGAATACAGGATTACCTGCAAGGTTCTGCTCGATGAGGCGCAGGCGGATGGTGCGCTCGTGGTCTCTGCTGCTGGCGAGATTGCTGCCGATCTTGCGAGTGCGGGCCTTTATGTTAATGTGACGGCGGCCTTGGCGGCGACGAGTGCGACGGGTGCACTGACATCTGGCACCTCTGCTGCTGCGGCGGCCGCGGCCACCCTGAGCGCCGCGCAGGGTACGATTTCCCAAAAAATTGTCGGCGCTGAGGCTGGACTTGGTTCGAGCGATCTGGCGACTGCGGTGCGTGCATCGGGCACGTTGGCACAATTGTGCTCGGCTCAGGGATACGTTGGACGGGCTATGGCCAATTTGGCGGAGGCCAACTGATGCGCATGGTGACAGTGGCTGGCGGCAATCTGTTTCAGGTTGCGTCGGTCTATCTTGACGATGCGACGCAATGGGTGCGCATTGCGGCGGCCAACGACATACTGGATCCGTTTCTGCAAGGCTTGGTGACGCTGTCCATTCCTGATGTCGATCTGTCGGCCGGAGGTGGCATTGGCCAGCAGTAACGCGCGCGCGCCTGCCGCTGCCATTAGTGTCAATGGCGTGGCGGTGGGCGGCGTCATCGAGGCCGAGGTTTGTAGCAATAGCCATCTGGCAGCAAACCGATTTCGGCTTCGCTTGGCGCTCGATGTATCGCGGGCTGCGGTTTGGTCGTCTGGCCCGTTGCAGATCGGGATTCAATTCGGCCTGGACGGGGCTTGGGTTCCGATGCTGCTGGGACAGGCCGATTTTGTCGAAATCGATCCTATCCGTGGTGAGGTGAGCGTGGATGGGCGGGACCTGACCGCCTTGTTCATCGAGGCTCGTACGCAGGAGACTTTTCAGAATCAGACGGCGAGCGATATCGCGACGCTGCTGGCAACCCGGCAGGGGCTGACGCCCAACGTGACTGCAACGTCGCTGCCGGTGGGGAGGAACTTTCAGGGTCAGCATGCGCGGACGACGTTGGACCAGCATGGACGGTTTACGACCGAGTGGGATTTGCTGACGCGGCTGGCCGACCAGGAGGGTTTTGATGTGTGGGTCGATCGGCAAGTGCTGAATTTTATGCCTCCTGCTGCCATGACGACTGTGGCGTTGACGCCGGGTGACTGCGTGTCGTTGCGGCTGGAGCGGACGCTCAGCTTGGAGGGCGCGTTATCGGTTGCTGTGAGGAGTTGGGATTGCCGCGGACAGACGTCGATATCGCAGACTGCGACGCTGGGTGGCGGCGCCGGCGGTAGCCCGGATTATGTGATCGTGCGGCCCAACGTGACGGCTGACGTGGCGCAAAGCATTGCCCAGCGTGTGCTGGGCGAAATGGCGCAACATGCCTTGTGCGTCGATGTGGAGTTGCCTGGCGAGTTGACGATGCAGCCGCGCATGGGGTTGGCACTATCGGATACCGGAACGGATTTTGATGGGCTCTATATTATTTCTGATGTGGAACGGCGGCTGTCGTTCGCGCACGGGTTTACGCAGCATGTGAGGGCGAGGGTGCCGGCGTGGATAGCTTCCTCAATCTGATCAAGGCTCATGCGTCACGGCTGGATCAGGGATGGGCGCAGCCTAGGCTGGCTGTCGTGACCTCGGTCGATAACGTGGCGGCTACGGTACGCGTGCAGATTCAGCCGGAGGGCGTGTTGTCCGGCTGGCTGCCTGTGGCCGCGAGTTGGGTTGGGAACGGTTGGGGGTTGGCGTGTCCGCCTTCGCCGGGGGATCAGGTTGTTGTCATTTGGCAAGAAGGCGATGCAGAGCACGGGATCGTGGTGGGGCGTTTGTGGTCGAACACCACGCGGCCGCCGGCTGCGGCGAGCGGCGAGTTGTGGCTGGTGCATAAGTCGGGGAGTTTTCTCAAGCTGCTAAATGATGGTTCGATTGCGAGCTCTGCGCCGTCCTGGAGCCACACTGGGGATTTGCATGTCAGTGGCGACGTGTACGACGGCGAGGGTGCATTGTCTCGGTTGCGCGGACATTACAATGAGCATGTGCATCCGCCGTCGGAGACGCCCCCTACGCCGACGGATTGACCGGCCGTGCTGGTGATTGGTTGTTGTCGTGCAATCGTTGGGATTTCATAGGGGGCGGATAAGCAATCCGCGCTACGTTTTTGGAGGCACGGATGCAGGATGCGAGCCTGGTTTGGGGCGCTGATCTGTCTGCGAGCTCGACGGGCGATATTGCGCTGGCTGCGGATACGATGCTTGGGCAGCAGCGCGTGTTGCGGCGGTTGCTGACCAATCCTGGCGACTATATCTGGCAGCTTGATTATGGCGCGGGACTTGCGCGGTTTGTCGGCATGCCGGTGGACGTGCTGGCCATCAGGGCCGCCATTCGCAGCCAGATTTTCAAGGAGTCTGCGGTGTCGCGAACTCCCGAGCCGCTGATCGATGTGCAGACTGCTGCTGATGGGAGCGTGATTGTGCAGATTCGCTATGTCGACTCCACGCTCGGGACGACGCAGGTGCTGTCGTTCCAGGTAGGCGCTTGACATGCTCCTGCCCCTCAACGGTTTTTCTACCTTAGTACAGCAGATGGCTGCTGCCGTGCAGGGTGGGGCGCAGCAGCTTATCGATTTGTCGGTGGGCAGTGTGTTGCGTGCGGTGCTGGAGGCAAGTGCTTCTGTAGCGCTTTGGATGCAGTGGCTGATCCTGCAAGTACTGTCGATGACACGCGCATCGACCAGTAACGGGCCGGATCTGGATAGCTGGATGGCGGATTTTTCACTGGTTCGGTTGCCGGGGGCGCCGGCGAACGGCATTGTGACTTTCGCACGCTATACCGTGGGTCTGAACGCTTTCGTGCCGGTGGGAACAGTGGTTCGCACAGTGGATGGCACGCAGAGTTTTACTGTCGTGGCGAGCGCATCGTGCATGGTGACGAATGGTGTGGTGGGCTATAGCTTGCCGGCGCAGCTTGCCTCTGTTGATGTACCGGTGCAGGCATTGGTGGCTGGTAGTGCCGGCAACGTGCTAGCTGGAGCCGTCGGTTTGCTGAATTCGGCGATCGCTGGCGTCGATACGGTGAACAATGCGGCGGCTTTCGTGGGTGGTGTCGATCCTGAGAGTGACGCGGCATTGCGGTTGCGGTTCCAGGCCTATATCAACAGCCTGCCACTGGCTACCAGGCTTGCGGTGAGCAATGCCATCCTCGCTGTGCAGCAGGGACTTCGTTACAGCATTGTGGAAAACCAGGACGGATCGGGCAATGCTTTGCCGGGGCATTTCGTGGTCGCTGTCGATGACGGCACGGGAAATCCGCCGGCGGCGTTGATCAGTGACGTGCAAGCGGCGGTCGAGCAAGTTCGGCCGCTTGGCTCGACCTATGCGGTGACGCCGCCGGTGGTGGTGCATGTGGCAGTGAGCATGAATTTGGAGACGTCCAATCCGCTGACCGGAGCGGCGGTTGCCAACTCGGCGCAGCAGTCGGTGTTGGCGTGGATTTCTGGGCTGCCGATGGGAGGAACGCTGGCGATTTCGAAACTCGATGCGCTGGGACATGGTGCTGACCCGTCGGTCGTGAGCGTTGTTGGCACGACGATCAATGGCGGAACCGCGGACGTGGCCGCGCCGGTGAATGGTGTGATCATTGCGGCTTCGGTGGTGGTGAACTGACATGATCGGCGATAGTGACGATATGGCGGCACGCATGCAGGCAGTGCTGCCGGCACGCTGGTTTGGCGATACGTCGCCGTTGTTGCAGGCAGTGTTGGTGGGGTTGGGAACAGGCTGGTCGGCGATCTACAGCCTGGCGCAGACGGTGCAGGCGCAGGCGCGCATTGCTACCGCGAGCGGTGGCTTTCTGGATCTCATCAGCACCGATTTCTTTGGGATGGCGCTGCCGCGACGCAATGCCGAGGCTGATGGGTTGTTCCGGGCCCGGATAAGTCAGGAACTGCTGCGCCCGCGTGCCACACGCTCGGCTTTGGTGCTGGCTTTGACGGAGCTCACCGGACGGCCGCCGCGGGTGTTCGAACCGGCGCGGCCGAGCGACACGGGCGGTTATAGCGTCGGCGGGCTTTGCTATGGCGGCCAGACCGTCGTGGGAGGTTCGGAGATACTTGTGCCTGGTGCGGGCGGATGGGGATCTCTGGCGCTGCCGTATCAGGTTTTCGTCACTGCATATCGGCCTGCGGGCGGTGGAATTGCTCTGCTGGCAGGTTATGGAACGGGCGGCTTGCCGTATTATGGCGATCTGTCGATGTTGAGCACCGTGGTAAGCGATGCCGATATACAGACGACCGTCACCAAGCTGCTGCCGACAGCAAGTATCGCGTGGATGAATATCGCGAACTGAACGGTTTCGTTTAATACCGGCCGCCGGTGGGCCTCGGCCAACCGGCCGGCTATGAGCGGCAGTCGCGTTGGGCGCGGCGGGTTGCAGAGCAGCCCTGCTACGGCTGAAACCTTTGAGAGAGGTACTGGCATCGTGGACAGACAGATCGTCTATCCCGGCGGGATACCGCTGGATACGGATTTGCTCGGCACCGAGCGTAATATCATGGTGGCGCTTGGCTACCTGGCGCAGGCGACACTGGGAACGAACGTTGTCGCCGATGGGCTTGTTTGCATACCGACAGCGCCGCAATCGATGTCGGTTGTGGTGGGCGCCGGCAGCATCACGCAGTTTGGCGTGGTCGATACGACGGCCTTCGGGTCGCTGGCGGCAGAGGCGCTGCCGCTGGTGCGGATGGGGGTGAGCCTGTCGCCGGCGAGTTTTACGGCCACGGCGCCGACGCTGCCCGGTCAGGCGATCAATTACCTGATTGAGGCGAGTCTCCTGGAGACCGATGCGACCCCGGTAGTTTTGCCTTACTATAACGCGAGCAATCCGGCGCAGCCTTATAGTGGACCTGGAAATAGCGGCACGGCGCAGAACACGCAGCGGCTGCAGCAAGTGCAGGTGCAGATGAAGGCGGGGCCGCCGGGGCCGTCTGGCGAGCAGGAAACTCCGTCGGTCGATGCGGGCTGGGCGGGACTGTATATCATCAGCGTTTACTATGGGCAGACCAGCATTGCGGCCGGGAACATCATGCCGATTGCAGCGGCGCCGTTCGTGACTTGGAAGCTGCCGCAATTGTCGCCGGGGACGCGCAATCTGGCCGCCTTTACGCCGGCGAACCAGGGGATTTGGACGGCGCCTGCCGGTGTGCAGGCGGTGCGGCTGCGGATCTGGGGTGGCGGTGGGTCCGGGGGCGCCGGATTTGGCACCGGCGGCGGCGGCGGCGCGGGCGGCGGCTATTGCGAAGGGTTCTTTCCTGTAGCGCCTGGCGAGTCTTTTGCGGTGACGGTGGGAAATGGCGGCGCCGGGTCTGGAACAACCGGAGGATCATCGAGCTTTGGCAGTTTGGCGACGGCGACGGGTGGCGCCGCTGGCGGCAATGGCAGTTCCAGTGCTGGCGGCGGCGGCGGCACGTCTGGCGGGAATGGGTCGGGTGGTGCGCTTTCGCTGATTGGTAGCGCCGGCGGTGCTGCGTTTCAGGCCGGGAGCGACTGGGTAAGCGGCAGCGGCGGCGCGGGGTATGGCGGCGCAGGCGCCCCGGGCGCGGTAGGGGCGGTTGACGGTAATGGCGGGACGGCGCCCGGCGGTGGCGGCTCGGGGGGCGCCGGTGCCGGGCTTGGCGGGCAGGGCGGTGCGGGGCTGGTGCTGGTCGAATGGTGATCGTGCCGCTCGGGCTTTTGGCGATGAACGGCTGAAGGGAGGCGGCAATGGGGACACCTGCCAATATCACGTGGTTACCGAGCACGGCCCGGCTCATTGTGCTGGACGGGTTTGGCGTAATCCCGCGCGGCACGCTGCAGGTAGCGCCGCAGCCGCTCGCCTGGCCGGTCAAGGATCCTTCCGATCTGCTCGACTATGTCTTCGATGTGTCGGAGGCTTTGGCGGGCAACGAGGGGGATTCGATTGCGACGCTGGACGTGCAGATATCACCTTCCAATCCTGGCGATCTGACGCTGAATTCGTCGAGTGCCGAGGGTACTTTGGCGATCCTTTGGTTATCTCAGGGCTTTCCGGGCACGACTTATGCGGTGACGATCATGATCGGGACGCAGAGCGGTAGGACGATCGGGCGGACTGTGGCGTTGCCTGTGCTGGCGCTGGCGACGCACACGGTGCCGGCGGCGGCGATTACCGACCAGACCGGTGCGCCGATTACTGATCAGAACGACAATTCTCTGACCACCAGCTGAGGCGGGATCGCAGCATGCCGACGATCAATGACCTGCCGCCTGCGATTTCTGTTTCCGACAGTGACGAGCTGGTTGTTAGCCAGTCCGATATCGCGCGCTCTGCGACGCGTGCGCAATTGCTGGCGGGGTTGCAGCCGGCGCTGGCGGTTCCGACCGGCAGTCTGCTTGGGCGGATGAGTGCCGGGGTTGGCGCGCCGGAGACGATTGCGCTGGGTGCCAACCTCACGCTTGCGCAGGGGGCGCTGAGCGCGCCGGCAGCGTTTTCGGTGAGTATGCTATCGGGCGCTGGTGCGCCGCAGCCAGGCGACCTGGTGGCCATGGGGCAGGGGGGCCAGAATGTTGCGGCCACTTACGCGCAATTCATGGGCGGATTGCCGCAGGTTGCGGGGATCGATGGGTCCGGTCTGCTGGCCACTGTGGCGGCGGCATCGGCACCGCGGCGGATTGCGGATTTATTTGCGGATGCGGTGACGATCGAAAGTTTTGGCGCGGTTGGCGATGGTGTCACCGATGATACGGCGGCGTTTCTGTTTGCGCTCGCAAGCGGACTGCCGCTGATCCTGGGTGGCCGTACTTACATTGTGAATGGGGTCTTGTCAGCGGCTGCGAGCGTGGCCGTGGTGGGCGTGCATGGAGCGACGGTGCTGCGTCGTGCTCAGGCGATCGGCGTTGGTTGCTGGATTAGCTTTGGCGGTGGGACTTGTGTGGTCAGTGGTGTGACCTTCGACGCCGGTGGGTTGGTTGGCGATGATGCGCCATGCGTGCAGGTGAAGGCGCCTTGCCTATCTGCCTGGTTCGACTTGTGTGAGTTCGTGCATTGTGGCGGCCCGACGCAGGGGACTGGTCTGTTGCTCAATTGCGCGTCGGGGGGGCAGTACCGTGTTCGGGGTTGCGTGGCGCAGGGTAATGCTTTGCATGGCATTGCGGCCTCGGGCAGCGGAAGTGTTTCGATTCTTGACACGCAATGTCAAGGTAATGGCGGCAGCGGAATTTGGATGGGTGCTGGCCTTGGCGTACGGCTCAGCGGCAATTTTTGTGCGGACAATCAGAACGGGATTTCAGTTGGAGCCTGGAGTGAGGGTGGCCCCCCGGCACCTGTCGCGGCGGCCTGCATCGTTGCGGGCAATATGTGCTCGGGCAATGCACAATGGGGCCTGGCTGTTGCCGCCTTCGGTGCCGCCGTGACCGATAATGTCGTGCAGGCCAATGGCACGCCCGCTTTTGGTGGCGGGATACTGGCACGCGTGTCGACGTCGCGCGTTGCCGGCAACAGTGTCGAGGCTGGTGCGGTTGGCATCGATTGTCGTGCATCTTCGGCAAGCCTGTTTGCAGGCAATCATGTCTCGCACGCCGGCGTGGGCATTCTCGCCGGCGGCTGCGGCAACGTGCGCATTGGCGAGAATTTTTTGCTGGAGAATGGTTGGGCGGTTTCGATTTCTGGTATTGAGCCCTCGGTGAGCGTGACGCCGACCGGAGTGGTCGATGTCGACCAAAACTGGATCGGTTTCTCGGCTGCGTTAGGCGGCGGGGTATTTGTGCAGGATGGCGCGCCGAATGTGTCTGTTTGCGGCAATTCGATCAATGGCTGGGGTAGTGCGCTCGGCAGCCAGGCTTTGTGGCTGCACACCAGCACTTCAATCGTGCAAGGCAATGGGTGGAACAATACGGCACAGTTCCATGTAGGCGCCAGCGCGGTGAATGGGCAGTCGGCACTGGTGCTGCCGGAAGTGGCCGATGATGTGTTGGTGACGAGCGCGCCGCCCGGTATTTCCGTAGTTTTGACACAGCATCAGGTCGATACACTAGGGCAGGTGACATTTCTGCAAGTGACGTCAGGCGGCAGTGGGTACACGACCGCGTCGGTGACGATTACTGGCGCTGGCAACGGGGCGGCGGCGCAGGCGGTGGTGTCTGGTGGCGCGGTGGTGTGGCTGGTGGTAACCAATCCTGGGTCCGGGTATGGCGCGATCGGCGCCAGCGTGCAGGTCGTGATCGCGGGTGATGGCGCTGGTGCGTCCGGGATCGGGTTTGTCGGTTTGCCGGTGATTGCGGGACGGCGGCTGCGGCTAGGCTGCAATTGCGCGCTGCGCCTGGTTCAAGGCGGATCGATGCCGGTTCTGCAGAATTGGACCGGTTACGACATGGGTATTCCGCCAGGCGGCGCGGTCGAACTTGAGGGTGTGTTCGGGCAGTGGCGCGCGGTGCAGTCGCCGCCTGTTGATTATCTGATGCCGACGGGAGACGGCGGGGCGGTGGTGCAGAGCGTCGGCGGCGGTGACCTCACTCTGCGCCCTGGGTCCGGCGGCACGCTTGGCATCGCCAGTTTGGCGGAGCCTGGAGGCTACAGCTCGTTGCTGGGCCGTGGTTCGCCGGAAGGTGCGGTGGTGGCTGGCCCAGGCTCGGACTTCCGCAACCTCGATGGTGGCGCCGGGAGCACGCTCTGGGTCAAGCTTTCTGGTAACGACAGTTCTGGGTGGACGGCAATCGCCTGAATGCAACATTTCGTCGAGGTTTTGTATCATGCCGACCATTCCGCAGCTTCCTCCCGCGACCGAGACAACGGCACAGGACGAAATCCCGCTGAGTCAGGCGGGGATTACGCGATCCGTTACAATTTCCGAACTCCTCGCCAGCGTGCAGACGGCGATTGAGATTCCGAGCGGAACGCTGCTGGGCCGGGTATCGCTTGGGCCCGGAGGTCCGGAGCCGGTTTATGTATCGACAGGACTGGCTTTGCAGAGCGAGTCGCTGCTGGCGAATGGTGGTGATCATGCCGGATTCGTCGCGCAAACTGCGCTTGCGCTGACCGATGACGTGATCGTCAATGCATCGGGCACACCAAGCCGGTTGGCCATGCCGCTGTTGCGCAGGCTGTTCAACGCCGGGACGAATGTGGCTATTGACGCCAACGGGGATATTTCCGCCAGCACCGATCCGTCGGTAACCAGCCAACTGCAATCGTTGACTTCCGGGCTAACCTCGACTGAAGCGCAAGTTACGGCACTGAGTGCAAAAATTCCCAGTGGCGGCTATGCGGCACTGAACAGCCAGGGGCAGGTGACGGCGCCGCTGGCGGGCTCGGCCACGCTCGCGACCGTGACGGTGGCGAGTGGTGCGCCGGCCCGGACGCTCGGCGCGATGTCGCTGGATACGGTCAATGTGTTGGATTTCGGCGCGGTGACCGGCGGGGCGGACTGCACGGCGGCATTCGGCGCGGCTTTCGCTAGCCTGGGTGGCGGCGGGGAGATTTTTGTGCCGGCCGGCGATTACTGGTTCGCCAGTTCGCTGGTGCTGAGCGGCAAGGCGGTCACGCTGCGGGGCGCCGGACGGGGGCAGACCAGGCTGCATTTTTCGCATACGGGCATTGGCCTGGATTTCGTTCCGGGAAATATTTTTAACAAGATCGTTCTGCGTGACTTTTCTGGTTACGCCGAGAGCTCTGCTGGGCAGACCGCAGCTCTCGCGCGCATAACATTTCCCAACAGCGGCGGATTTGGCTATGTCACTGCGAGCATCTGCGAGGTGGAGTGCTTCGGCTATCCGAACTCCGCTAACGGGACTTCACCTTTTCCGCAGAGTTTTCTGCGCGGCTTCGTGCTGAATAATTGCTGGAGCGCGCAGCTCAACAATATCTCCTGGTTCGGGCCCCCTGCTGCGGCCGGAGCCACAACGTCGGCGTTTGTTGAGCTCAACGAGTCGGTCGATACACGTATTCATGGTGCGCAGGCCTATTACGGGAACTCGTTTGTTCTGCAAACCGGATACTGCGAGGGGATTTACATCACCAGCCCCCTGGTGGTTGGGGTGGATTATCTGTTTTCACAGACGAATGAGACGCAATGGCCCGGTTATGTCGCGAACAAGCCGTTGCTGCTGGGACTTTGGGTGGCAAACGGCGAGGTGAATACCAATCTTGGGACGGTGCAAGCCGCGAACGTGACCGATGGCTTCTTTGTCGGCATGGATATAACCCGCGACAGCGGCCCGAATACGGCGCAGACGTTCTTTAATCTAACAAACTGCTCGAATTTCCATATCATGGGGTGCAATTTTGTTGGCGGCCCGACAGGGGGCAGCGGTCAGGATATTGCGTTCGGGTTTCAGAGTACGTGGAATTCGTCTGGCAATGTCATTGGTCTTTGCCATTTTGAGAATATGGCGACAGTGATCAAAATAACCGGGAGCAATGGAACGGTTGGTCTGACAACGTATGGCTTGAATCTGGGCAATGTCCCGATATCGACGGCCGTAATTGACAATACACCGCAAGAAAATGCGAATTTTGTGTCGTTTGTTACACCCGCCGCGACCGGCGTGCCCGCCGGAATTGCCAATACGCACGATCATGTCTTTACCAACTCCACCGGGAATATTCTATTTCGTATCAACTCGACGCCAAGCGCTGCGAATTTCATTCGCCACCAGCCGGCGACGACCACCAATCCGCCGACGCTTTGCTTTGATGGATCCGACACCACGGTGGGTGGTGTCATTCAGACAAAAGGCGGGAGTTTCTATGTCAATGCCGCCGGCGGCAGTGGTGGATCTGGTAACCTGCTCAGCCTGCTCAATACGCCGAACGCGGCGAATTGGGTTGTCGTTCAGAACGCGACTGCCGGTAATCTGAGCTTGTTGAAGACGAATGCGGGGGGGTTGGGGATTGAGCCCGCGGGCGCGCTGTGGCTTGCACCTTCTGGCGGCTTGTTTGCGCCGGGGCTGCCGACGACTAAGCCGGCTGCCGGTTCCAATCAGATATGGAACAATGGCGGGGTTTTGAGTATTGCTTGAAAATAAGCGGATAGAAGGAAGTAAAGTAGTTCTTTTTTGAAAAAAAGAACCAAAAAACTTTTGAATCTGGGCTTATGTCTGCCGGATAAGCTCGCGACAGCCCCCAAAAGTCTTTTGCTTCTTTTCTTCAGAAAAGAAGACCTTTCTTGATTTCTTAAGAAGGAGGCGGTCTTGACCGGATCGGACCTAAATCCGCTCTTTCAACAGATGGGCGAAGTTCTCAGCAGTATCGAGTCATTACGCGACACGATACGGCTGCGACAATCGCAGGCCGATCAGCTGCATGAAATTCTTCGCGCCGATCTGGCGAGCCTGCGCGGCGATCAGCGGGACCTGGAGGAGAAGCTGGAATGTGTGATTTGCATCATGCAGAACGATCTTGAGGCGTTGCGACGAGATACCGGTGAGAACGCCCGTGCGCTCGATCATCTCGTGCTGGCTGTGCAGGCGCTGGGCCGCCCGATTGCCGACATTGCGGCGTTGCGGTCGCGCGTCGCAGGCGTGGTGTTTGGTATCGGTGTGATTGGCAGCATTGCCATTTGGCTTGCCGAACCGGTGTACCGATGGCTGGTCGAGGACCATTTTGGGCGGCGGTAATTTTTTCAACGTGATACCGCGATGTGCGGGCGGCACAAACTCTCTGGAATAAGAGGTTGCGAATGATGGTGAAGTTGCGCTGCGCCGCGGTGCTCCTGGTTGGCAGCGGGCCGGCCTGGGCGGGCACGCCCTATGTGCTGCAGAATAGTCTCAATCGCGCCCCGGCAGTGGTCTTGCACTGCTCGACCGGCGGTAACGTCGTGGTGCCATGCGGTACCGCGGCGATGCCGTTGGTGGTGACGGGTGGCACGGGCGGGTCGAACGTCGGGTCGGCGACGGCCACCAATCAGCAGGCGCAGATCACCGCTGAACAAACCTCGGCAACTGCGCTCGGTACACCGGGCGACTCGCTGTATACTGGTGGTTCGGGATCGGTCACGTCAGTGCTGAAAGGTGTTTGGTCGGTGCTCGGCGGCGGGGTTTCGGCCGTGCCGATCGGTGGCGTTCCCGTGTCGCGCTCGCTCAGTCTTGTGGCACAGCAAAGCATGCAGGTGTTTCCCGGCAATGCTGGCCGCCATTATTTGGCGTTCCAGGTGCCGCAGGGAAGTTATGTGTGGGTGAACCTGCTTGGTGGTGTTGCAGCACCGAATGGACTGGATTGTGCGTATTTCGCCGCCGGCACGTTCTATGAGAGCGGGCAGTATGTAAACCGTGGTGCAATCACGTTCTATTCCCCGGTTGCGGCGGTCCTGTCAGCATGGGAGGGCTAAGGCCAATGACATTTATGCGCGCTGCATGTGCGGCCCTGCTTCTTGTCGGTGCGGCTTTGGACGGATGCCCGGCGGTGGCATCTGTCACGACGCCGCAGAAATCCCTTCGGACACTGAACGGGCGGGCGCTTTGGGTGCCGATCTGCTCGCGTAGGGGGGTGAACGGGTCGGCGGCCTACACCGACTCGACCAACACGGCGGTCATGGATCAGGTGCTCTGCACGGCACCCTCATGGGGGAAGGTGACTGCTGTAAAACTGGTGTATGCCGGTTTCGATTTGCCGCAAATGGGCGAACAGGACCGGCTGATCTCGGCGACGATCACCGCTTCGATATTTCAGCCGGCGAACAACCAGTATGCGATCGCATCAAGTGCCGCGACCAGCTTCCCGACCTCCACTCTGCAGTTTGCCGGTGGCAGCTTCAACTCCAACGCGCTGTCGGTCGGACAGCAGCTGACCGGCACGGGCATTCCGAGCGGCGACTATGTGACCGGTATTTCGCGTGTCGTCGGTGCTTCGAATGCGATCACCACGGTGTCTATTACGTTAGCGTCGCCCACCACTGCGAATACCACGAGCGGGCAATTGTTTACCTTTGCCGGCCAGTTCACGCCGGTGGCGTTTGGCGGCACGCGCAGCGTGGTGTTGACGCCCAGGCATGACGTGCTGACGTCGGATCCGGCGGCTGTCCAGGTGGCAGCGGGCGGACAATTCTGGGTGAGAACAGCGGCAAGTTTCTCGGGAACCGGGATCATGCTCATGGACTATCCTGGCACCGGCAGCCGGGTTCTCGCCAATACCGTCTATGGCATAACCTACGATGAGTTCGACACCCGCGGCACGACGCTGAACGATTTGACCATGGCGCCGGTCAGCGGGAGCAATACCGGGGGTGGTTATTTTTGTCCGTGGTATGTGCTCGGCCTGGTAACGCCGAATGCCGGTGTTGCCGTGCCGGGAGCGGTTCTGGCTCTGGGCGATAGTATTGGGGCGGGCACGGGTGACCTTGCGGATGGTCTTGCTCTGCAGGGCTATGTTCAGCGGAGCCTGGAGAATGGGACCCCATTCATTACGGCGGCACGCGGGTCTACCACAGCGCAGATGCTGGTCGCGCGCGGCGATGGCCAATATGCGGCGACGATCGATACCGGCGTGACTGATGTGCTCGTTGAATTGGGTCGTAACGATATTCAGCAGTTTGGGGCGACCGCTGCCATGGTGGAGGGCTACACGGCAACCATCGCCGCCCGGTATAGCGCGGCCGGACTGCGGGTATGGTGTTTTACGGTACCGCCAACGACGTACAGTAACGATGGCTGGACGACGCTGGCCAACCAGGCGTTCCCGATGACGAACCAGACGACGAGCGCAGTCACGGCATCGGGATCCAGCACGATTGCGATCAACGCCCCTTCGGCAGCGCCGGTGGTTGGGCAGACGCTCGATGTGGCTCCCACGGCGCAGCTCGTGAGCGTCTCGGCGTCGGCCGGAGCGACTTCACTCACGCTGGCGAGCGTTTCCGGCTTGAGTGTCGGGCAGGCGGTCTATGGGCCAGGTGTTGCTGGTGGCACTGTGATCAGCAGCATATCGGGCTCGGTGATTGCGCTGAGTGCCGCCACGACTGGCAGTATCGCGGTCAACGCGTCGCTGACCTTTGGGACCGGCATCGCGCCGGGGACTACCATCAGCGGCTATGCCTCGAACGTCATGACGTTGAGCAAGCCGACGGTAGCCTCCATTGCTGCGTCGGTCACGTTGCTGACCGGGACCCAAACCGCCAGTGCATCGGGGGTTGAGACCCAGCGGCAGGCTTTTAACAGCTATCTTCGGACAGCCTCCGGCCGCGGCGCGCTCGGTTGCACAGGGCTGGTCGATGTCGATGGCGTGTTCGCCGATCAAGCGGGTTCGGGCAAGTGGCGGGTGGATCTGGGCGCCGCGAGTGTGGACGGGGTGCATCCGGCCGCCGTGCTGCACCAGGCTGTGGTGAACGCCGGCATCATCAACGGGGGCATGTTCCCGGCTCAGTAG